AGTGGTAGGAGTAGACAACTGTGAACTTGCAGATTGGATACATAGAGAGTTAGAATGGGATCAATTGATACTCGAATACTACACTCCTGGTGAACCTAACTCAGGTTGGATACACTGTAGTTATACAGAGGGTATGCCTAGAAAATCTTTCTTGCACGCTTTTAGAGAAGAAGGTAAAACAAAATATAAACCTATATTAGGAAAAGCAAAAGAAATTTTTATTTAAATATTTATGATTCCAATAATCATAGAGGATAATTTTTTTAAATATCCAGAAAAAGTTTTAGAATTATGTAATAAATGTGATTTTGAAAAATCACCAGATGGCAGATGGCCAGGAGCTAGATCAAAACTTTTACATAAAGTTGATGTAGATTTTTTTAAAATTTTTCATAGCAAAATCTTTGCTTTAATATATCCATATCATTATCAAAACATTGACTATGCTGCATATTCATCTTTTCAAAAAGTAGATGGTGATACTTATAAAAATGAAGGGTGGGTACATACAGACCCAGGAGAGATAACAGCAATAGTATACTTAAGTAAACATGAAGATTGTGGTACATCTTTTTGGGAAAGCAAGTCATTTGAAGCTCCAATTCATAATGATAAAAAAGAAAGTATTTATTTAAATAAACTTCCAAAAGAAGAAGAGCTAAAATATTTAAATGAAAATAACAATCAATTTACAAAAGTGCTTGATGTAAAATCTAAATTTAATAGAGCTATTATATTTGATGCAAAAAAATTACATTCAGCTAGTAAATTTACTGATAATGCTGTAGAATCAGAGAGAACAACTTTAATTACTTTTATAAATGGAATAAAGGTTAAAAATGATGTTTTTAAAAGTGGTGTACTAGAAAGTCAAAGAGTAGATTAATATGGCAATATCAAGAGGACAAATCCCAAAACAAATTGAAGGCAAATTGAGAGGCGCAAGAGGTGAAAAAAAGAAAAAAAAACAAGTTAAATACAAACCCTATCGCAAAAAGCCTAAGGACTTCAAAATTTAACCAAAAAGTGGTACAATCTAAAAAATTGTATAACCGTAAAAAGGATAATAATGGCTACGTCAGGGACTACAGCATTTGATTTGTCAATTGAAGAAATAATTCAAGAAGCATACGAAAGATGCGGAATGGCTACAACTAGTGGTCATAGTTTAAAATCAGCAAGAACAAGTTTAAATTTATTATTTGCAGAATGGGCAAATAGAGGAATTCATTTATGGAAGGTATCTTTGCACGAAAATACCTTAGTATCAGGACAAGCTGAATATTCTGTGAGTGCTGGGGTAAGTGATGTTTTAGAAGCTTTTGTATCTACAACTGCAGCTGGTGCAAATACAGCAAACACACAAGATGTATCTTTAACTAAAATAGATAGATCTGCTTATGCTGCATTACCAAATAAATTAGCAACAGGTCAACCTTCTCAATATTATGTTGAAAGAGAAAAGACTCCTAAAATTTATTTATATCAAGCACCTGATGTTGTGACCTATAAAGTTTTAAAATATTACGTAATTAAAAGAATTGAAGATGCAGGTGTTTACTCTAATGACGCTGATGTTGTTTTTAGATTTTTACCATGTATGGTAGCTGGGTTGGCTTATTATTTAGCTATGAAAAATGCACCAGCTTTAGTTCAACAAAACAAATTAATTTATGAGGATCAATTAAAAAGAGCTTTGGATGAAGATGGTCAAAGAGCATCAACATTTATCACACCACAATCTTTTTATCCTACTGGAGTTTAATTATGTCAAAATATGCAACAGGTAAAAGATCATTAGCAATTTCTGATAGATCAGGAATGGCTTTTCCATATACTGAAATGGTCAAAGAGTGGAATGGATCATTTGTTCATTATTCTGAATTTGAGCCAAAACATCCACAGATTAGAAGAAGACATTTTACAGCTGACGCTATTGCATTACAAAACTCTAGAAATATGAAATTTCAACAACCTACAAATAGAGATGGTGTTCAAGCAGACTCTGGAGGAATTTCTGTTGGAGTTGCAAATTTGAGTTTACCAGGAGATTTTGCATTTATTACACAAGGGTCATCAGAAATGAAACCAGCTGATCCATCTGCACAAAATAGAAACAGACAACTTGAAATGGTTTTAAACAGTGTAACAGTGAGTATATCATAATGGCAATAACACATTCAGCTTTTTTAACACAAGTAAGAAACTATACTGAAGTAAGTAGTAATGTTTTAACTGATGCAATTATCCAAGATTTTATAAAATCTGTAGAGTTAGATGTAGCAGGTAGAGTTGATTATGATGATTTAAGAAAGTACGTTACTTCAAATTTTACTGCAGGAAATAGATATGTAATTTTACCTGGAGATGCTATAGTTGTTAGATCTGTACAAATAATAGACAGTAGTAATAATAGAATTTTTTTAGAAAAAAGAGATACAAGTTTTATTTCTGAATTTGCACCTAATGATAGTACAACAGGAACTCCTAAATATTATGCTAATTGGGAAGACAATGTTCAACAAGGACCTGTTATTTTAGTTGCTCCAACTCCTGCATCAGCAGATACAGTTCAAGTTAATTACATAAAAAGTCCACCTGAATTCACTAGTACATCAAATACATACTTATCTACAAATCAAGAATCTATGTTATTACATGGGGTATTAGCTGAAGCCTTTAGGTTTTTAAAAGGACCTATGGATATGTACAACTTATATGAAAAGAAGTATAATGAAGAAATACAAAATTTTGCCCTACAACAAATGGGTAGAAGAAGACGTGCGGAGTATGATGACGGAGTGCCTAGAGTAGTTATTCCTTCACCTTCTCCAAACAAACAAATTAATTAAGGAGAATATAATGGCAATAACAACTAACGCAATATGTGATTCTTTTAAAAAAGAATTACTTCAAGGTAAACACGACTTTGATACATCATCTGATACATATAAATTAGCGATGTATACAAACTCAGCAAGTTTAGGAAAATCTACTACAAACTACACTACAGGTAATGAAGTTACTTCACCATCAGGATACACTGCTGGCGGAAAAGCTCTTGTTAACCAAGGTGTTAAAGTTTCATCTTCAGTGGCAATCACTGATTTTGCAGACTTATCGTTCGTAGGTGTAACTCTTACTGCAAGAGGTGCATTAATCTATAACACAACAACTGATGGTGGTTCAAACACAACTGATGCTGTTGCTGTATTAGATTTCGGTGGAGATAAAACTGCAACTTCAGGAACATTTACAATTCAGTTCCCTGCGTTCACAACATCTGCTGCGATCTTAAGATTAGCTTAATTTAAGGTTCTGGAGCTATGGCAGAGTATACTTATACAGTTACCGTAGCTTCAGGAAACCTATATGGCGGTGGAACCGGAAACGTTTTTTATTTAAACGGTGCAAGAAATTCTACAGGACCAGGCACAGTAAGTTGGGTTGAAGATGGAACTCTTCGATTTGATCAAAGTGCTAGTTCAAATGATAATCACCCATTAATTTTTTCTACAAACACCAGTACCTCTGGAATAATTTCATCTGGAGTAACTTATTATCTTGATGGAGCAAGTAATCAAGCTGGCTATACAAATGTATCTACTTTTAATGCTGCAACAACACGTTATGTTGAAGTAACACCATCCTCACAAACTGATTTTTATTATTTATGTTATGTGCACGGAATTGGAATGGGTGGTATTTTTGATATTACATCTACTACATGGGGAGCATTACAATGGGGCAATGGAGCATGGGGAGATCAAGCTGATATTGATGTAAGTGTTACTGGAACATCTCTTACATCAGCTATCGGAACTTCTGTTGCAGATGCCGAACTACAAGTAGGTTGGGGAGGAGATACTTGGGGTGAAAACGAATGGGGTGATCTATCTGGATCACAACCAGTAGCTGTAGGATCACAAGCAACATTTTCTATTGGTACATTACAGTCTATAACAGCTAATGCTGTTGTTGAACCTTCAGGTATTCAATTAGCTTCATCACAAGGATCAACTATTGGTGGAACATCTGCTGCAGTATCGGTTACTGGAAGTTTAGAATCCATGGGAGTTGGCCAAGTTTCTATAGGTATTGGTGCAGCTACTTCTGGACTAGAAATGTCTTCAAGTATTGGTGCAGCTACTGTTGATGAAAGTATTTTAACTGGAGAAGGTTGGGGAAGAGGTTCATGGGGAGAATTTGCATGGGGTGTAAATTATTCTGTAGCTCCTGTTGGACAAACTTTAACTTCAAGTATTGGAGAAGAAACTGCTTTTACAGATATTACAGTCAATGTTACTGGTCAAGAATTAACATCTACAATGGGTAATTTTTCATTAGTAGGAGATTTTGGAATCGTTGTTTTTGCAGCTGAAGATCAATTAGATTTTACAATAGGTTCTTTAGTTATCACAGGAGATGCATTAGTAGAAGTAACAAGTGCTGGATCTTTGACTGGCTCAATAGGTAGTGTAATAGCTGGACTAAAAACACCAGTAGATGTTTCTGGTATACAAATGACTTCAAGTATTGGCACAATAAATCTTGTGCAAGGAACTACAGAGTCCGTTACTGGCCAAAGTATTGCTATGTCCCTTGGTCAACATGCAGAAATACCAGGTCAAATTATAGGTGTTGGAGGGCTTCAATTATCAAGTAGTATGGGCTCAGTGACTGTGACGGGTATAGCAAATATTCCTGTTACTGGCATTCAAATGAGTGCCACTATTGGTAGCCCTATAATTACTGCTTGGCAAGAGATTAACCCTGGTGTAACTAATACTTGGACAGAGGTTGATTTGGCTGCTTAGATAATGTAAAATAAAAACTTATTAAGGAGAATTTTTATGGCATCAAGTTATTCAACAGACTTAAAACTCGAACTAATGGTTACCGGTGAAAATGCTGGTACTTGGGGAGATAAAACAAATACAAATTTAAATTTAGTACAACAAGCAATTGCTGGTTTTGAACAAGTTACTTTATCAAGTGGTGGAACATTAGCACTTGTTATGTCAGATGGTGCTTTATCAAACGCAAGAAATTTAGTTATAAAATTTGCAACTGCATCAATTGCATCAAGCACAATTTGTACTATTCCAGATTCAATAGAAAAATTTTACATCTTTGATTGTACAGGATTGACTAATCCTTCAAACCTTACAATTAAAACTGCTTCAGGAACAGGATTTACTCCTGATGCTGCAAAAATTTATGCAGCTTATTCTGACGGAACAAATTTAAAAGAAGTTTCTTTAGATACTTTAGGTGGTACTATTGGAACTGCACAAATTGCAGATGATGCTGTAACAAATGCAAAAATTGCTGATGATGCAATTAGAGCTGCACAACTTTCAGACAATGCTGTTATAACTGCTACAATTAACAATGATGCTGTTACAGTAGATAAAATGGCAGATGACGCAGTAGGTGCTGCTCAACTTATTGACACTTCTGTAACTGCTGGTTCATATACTCTTGCATCAATTACAGTTGATGCACAAGGAAGATTAACTGCTGCTTCTTCAGGAACTGCTGGAGGCGGAAATATGGTTGCAGTAAAATATGAAGGTGGACCTGCTAGTGGAACTTACACTGCTAATCCTAATGCAACTAAAGTCGTGGCTTATGTAGCAGGTGGTGGCGGACAAGGCGGCGGGGGAGCCTTTACAGGGCCTCAGGGCGGACCGGGCCAACCGGGAGGAGACGGTGGAGTTGGTGGAATGGGAGCATTCTTCTTTCCAGTGACAGCACCACATACACAACCTTTTTCAGTTGGAGGCACAGCTGGTGCAACGACTTTAGGAAATAACGTTACAGCTAATGCTGGACAAGCTTTAACTGGAGCTGGACCATCTCCATCTTTTCAAGCATCAGATGGATCTGCTGGACAAGCACCGGGTGCAACAAAAGATTTAACAGGTAATAATCAAGATATGAAAATATTTATGTCACCAGACATTGGAGTCGGTGGACAAGGTGGTGGAACTCCTGCACAAGCAGGTAACCCAGGAAGTCCAGGTGGTATGTTTATTTTTGAAGATATAGGAGCATAATAATGGCATTTGTAATTTTAGATAATAATAAATTTTGTAAAGTAGCTAGAAATGAAGCTGACAAAAATGATATGAATATCAATCCTAGAACAGGTTCAGAAGTTGAAATTTCAGATGATGACTTTAACGCGTATGTAACTAATAGAAAAGAAATAATAGTTACAGATGGTAATGTTAGTTATTTTGATGGAGTAGAACTATTTTCAAAAGATGAAGACGAGTTAAAACAAAAATTTAAAAATTTTAAATGGTTAGCTAGACTTTACATTGAAAAAAATCAAGGCACACAATTGACTACTCAGTTACAAAATTATCTTGGAGTGCTTTCTAGTACAGATACATCTTCATTAACTTATCCAATAAACTGGGAAAAACACTGTTCAGAAAATTCAATACCATTTCTGCACGTAAATCAAATAGGTTAATTTTCTTGTAAATAGACTATAAAAATGTAAAACATTTTTATGTTCAACAATATTATTGAATTTAATGCTGCTGATATTTACGTTGATTTAAAACAAGATTATCCGACACCAATAAAAATAAATATTCCAGATTGGTTTAAAAAGTTAGAACATAAATCACAAGCTAGGACTGTAAAAGGATGTATGCCTTTTTTAGATACTTTAATGTCTGGATATTGTTTATACGTGCCAGTAGATTTAGAAATAAAACACAATGTTGATAGTGTAGATAAAGAAGGTAAACCAATCAAAGATAGCTTTGCTGCCTGTCCTTTAGGACGAGGGGCTCATGATCATGGCATTAATCTGAATCATGAGGGACACCCACAAATTCATAATATTGAACAACTAGCAGGATCTCCTCTTGTAAATAAAAATAAAGATTTGCCTTTTTATAAAATATTAAATCCTTGGCATATAAAAACACCACCTGGATATTCTTGTTTATTTTTACCTCCTATGAATAATGCAGATGATAGATTTAGTATTATTCCAGGGATTGTAGATACAGATACTTTTCACAAAGAAATTAACTTTCCTATTGTTTTAAATGGTGATAAATATCCTGTGTTAAATACGACTATTGCAAAAGGTACACCTTATGTGCAAATAATACCTTTTAAAAGAGAAAGTTGGAAAATGAAAATAACAAAATCTAAAGCAAGTAAAAATGCATTAAATAATTTATTATACCCATTTAGATTTTTACATAATTATAAGAAAGATATATGGAAAAAGAAACAGTACAAGTAAATCCGTATGAAGTAGGTCAATACGTAAAAGTTATTGACGGTCTTTTTCATAAAAAGACTATGGAGAAATTTCATAGAATTTGTAAAGAACTAGATTTTGAAGATGCAAAAGTTGGTGGGGGTAATCAATCAGAAGTTAATAAAAATATTAGAAATACAAAAACTTTATGTTGGCATAGATATAGTAAAAAGTTAACACACGTTCATTGGTGTAACTATTTTATTAATGTTACACATGAAGCTATTTATAAATGGTATAAACCTCAAGCACCAGAAGTAGTGGTAGGAAAAACAAATTATATAAATCTACTTAAGTATGAAGAAGGTGGTTTTTACAAACCACATGTAGATCATTTTGATAAAATACCTAGAACCATAAGTGTTATTACGTTTATTAATAATGATTTTGAAGGAGGATATTTTGAAATATTCTCTCCAGATTTACAAATGTCACAAAAAATTAAACCTGAACCAGGTAGAACAGTAATATTTCCATCTAATTTTTTATATCCACACAAAGCAAATGAAGTGACTAAAGGCACACGATATGCTGTGGTACTATGGTATTTATAATATGCAAATAAAACAAATAAGAAAAGATTTTAAATATAAAATAATTAAAAATTTTCTCACAAGAGAAGAATCAAATCTATTAAAAGATTACACAATATTAAAAACAAGACATTATGAAGAGCCTCGTCCTCGTACAGATAGACCTGGTGTAATTGATATATCTTTTTATGGAGATCCTATAATGGAATCTTTGATGTTACAAAAAAGATTGATTATGGAAAAAGAAACTGGATTAGAACTATTACCTACATATACGTTTTGGAGATTCTATACCCAATTATCTGATTTACCTAAACATAAGGATAGACCATCTTGTGAAATAAGTACTACAGTCAACATTAGTTCTGATGGAACTCCTTGGCCAATATATATGGATGGTACTCCCATAAATTTAGAACCAGGAGATGCAGCTGTATATTTAGGTTGTGAAGTTGCACATTGGAGAGAAGAATTTAAAGGTGATTGGTGTTCTCAAGTATTTATGCATTACGTTGATAAAAATGGCCCTCATAAAGATTGGTATAAAGATAAAAGGGTTCATTATGGTTTATCATGTGATTAAAAAATGGTATAATTCTGTATGCCATTAACAAACGTACAAATAGCACCTGGATTTAATAAACAAGTTACGGCTACTGGAGCAGAAGGTCAGTGGACAGACGGTGATTTTGTTAGATTTAGATATGGTCTTCCAGAAAAAATCGGAGGATGGGAGCAATTAGTTAGTGGTACTTTAGTAGGAGCAGCTAGAGAACAATTTATTTGGGCAGACTTAGATGGAAGAAGATATGCTGCTATTGGTACAAATAAATTATTAGCAGTTTATTATGAAGAAGCTTTTTACGATATTACACCCTTAGATACTGCTTTGACAGGATGCACGTTTAGCACTGTAAATACATCTGCAACTGTGACTGTAAATAAAGCGGCACACACATTAGAACCTGGAGATCTATTTACATTTACATCTGTTACTCCTCCTAGTGGAGCTGGTTATACTGCTGCAAATTTTGAAACTAATACTTTTCAAGTGGTCACTGTTCCAGACAGTGATTCATTTACAGTTACAATGGCAAGTGCAGCAGGGACAACGGTCAACGGAAGTGGTTCTGCTACAGTTAACCCATATATTAAACCTGGTAATTTAGGATTTACATATGGTTTTGGTTGGGGCACAGGTCTTTGGGGCGGAGGTCAACAATTATTTGGAACATTAAACGGAAGTTTAAGTGATGACACTGCAGGGACTGGTGGCTCTGGAACATCAATAACTCTAGCATCAACCACTGGATTTCCTACAACGGGAACAATTAAAGTTGGAGCTGAATTTATTTCTTACACAGGTGTGTCTTCAAATGATCTTACAGGAATTACTAGAGGTGTGGCTGGAACAAGGTCAGCACACTCAAGTGGTGCTGGAGTAGAATATTATACAGGATGGGGCGAAGCTTCGTTATCTCAAACTTTATCTATAGATCCTGCATCTTGGTCATTAGATAATTTTGGAGAAAAATTAATTGCTACTATTAAAAATGGAAAATCATTTGAATGGAATCCAATTAACTCAAATCCAAGTGCTTTAACAACAAGAGCTGTTTTAATATCTAATGCACCAACACAATCTGTAATGTCTTTAGTTTCTGACAGAGATAGACATTTATTTATGCTTGGAACAGAAACAACAATCGGAAGTGGTGGCACACAAGATAAAATGTTTATAAGATTTTCTGATCAAGAAGATATAACTGATTATACACCAACTTCTGTAAATACTGCAGGATCTTTTAGATTAGATTCTGGAACAAAAATTGTAGGAGCTATTAAAGGTAAAGATTATACTTTTGTTTTAACAGATACCTCTGCGTATGTAATTCAATTTGTTGGCCCACCATTTACTTTTTCTGTCAGACAAGTAGGATCAAATTGTGGAGCTATTGGTCAACACTCAATTAAATATGTTAATGGAGCTGTATATTGGATAGGTGAATCTGGTGGATTTTTTGTTTATGATGGAACAGTTAAAGCTCTTCCATGTTTAGTAGAAGATTTTATTTTTACCACAAAAGGAGATAACTTAGGAATAAACTATCAAGGTGGAGAGTCTGTCTATGCAGGGTTAAATCATTTGTATGAAGAGATAACTTGGTTTTATCCAAAAAGTGGTAGTGAAACTGTTGATAGATGTGTTACTTATAATTATCAAAACCAAACTTGGACAACAGGATCTTTAGCTAGAACTACCTGGTCAGACGCAGGATTATATGATGTGCCTTATGCAACTGAATTTGAATCAACTGCTGTACCAACTTTTCCTACAGTGCAAGGAGTAACTAATGTAAATGGAGCGACTGTTTATTATGCACATGAAGTAGGTGTAAACGAAGTTGATGCACTTGGTAATAAGACTGCAATACCTGCTTTTATACAATCTGGAGACTTTGATTTATCGCAAGGCGGTGATGGTCAATTTTTTATGAGTATGAGAAGATTTGTGCCTGATTTTAAATTAATTACGGGTAATGCACAAGTAACTATAAATCTAAGAAATTTTCCTTCTAATACCGCTGCATCTTCTCCTTTAGGACCATTTACAATTACTAGCACCACTGATAAAGTAGATACAAGAGCAAGATCTAGATTTGCTAGTTTAAAAATTGCAAACACATCTACCGATGAAAGTTGGAGATATGGCACATTTAGAGCAGATATACAACCGGATGGAATGAGAGGATAATGGACCCTATTGAAAGACAGATACAGGAAGGTTTAGCACGTATAGCTGCACAACCAGGATTTGAAAATTATCAACCTTCATTTTCTGTTGTAGATCAACCTTTAGCCCTAGCAGCTCCTGAACCTATGGGTCTTGAAACAATAAATACTGCACCGGCAAATTTACTACCTGGACCACAGATAGATTTAAAAGAAATATTAAAAGATGCAGCAATCAAAAAAGCAACAAACTTAGCTGCTAAAAAATTAGGAATTTCAACTGGAATGGCCCAAACTATAGGAGGAGCATTAACAAATCCTTTTGGTCTTGCTACAATCCCAGCTACAGGCTTTCTTGCGTTTGGTAGTTCACTATTTAATAGAAAGAAAAAACTAGAAGAGAAAAGACAAGAAAATGCAATTAAGAGAGACATAGCAAGATCAATGCAACAAGAAAACAAAGCGAATAAAACAGGTGGTTATCAATATGGAACTCAAGGCGGCGGTGGTGGTGCTGGCAGAGATTTTATGGAAGGTAGTGGTAAAGCTGAAGATATGGGATCATTCTAATGGCGAGAGTAGATATAGTAATTCCAGAACCTGCCTCAGTTTATACAGAAGAAAACCAAAGACAAATTAATCAGTCTTTACGTACGATGCAAGATAAGTTAAATACTTCTTATCAACAAGAATTAAAAAATGAACAGGATGCTTTTAATTATTTTCTATCATGACAATACAATATAAAAACGCTGGAATTGATTTAACTACAACTGGTACTACCTCTGTTTTAACATCGCCAGCTGGAGCTAGATGTTTAGTAAAACAAATACAGATTGATAATTCTTCGGGTAGTCCAGTAAATTTATCTGTTCAAGTCACAGATACATCCGCTACATCTACTTTTGCAATTTCAAGAAAAGCTATACCAGCTAATACTGTTGAAAATATTATAACTGAAACTTTAGTATTAGAAGAAAGTGATGTGTTAAAAATGACCGCAGGAACAGCTAATGAATTACAAGGTATAATTAGTTATGCACAAATAGATAGATCTCAAGAGAATGGCTAGACAAAAATTTGTACATTTCGTACCTAGAGATAAGCCTCCTAAACGGCCTCGGCGACATACAAAGAGAGTAAATAAATCAAAAAAACGTGGACACAATAAAAAATATAATCGCCAAGGTAGATGATTGATTTACAAAAACTAGAGAAAATAATTAAAGAATCTAAAATAAATTTATGCGAAGAAGATATTTTAAATTTTTTAAAAATAAGACATAGATGGCCTTTTAGATATGCACAAGGCATACCTTCTGTTGAAATATTATGTAATAACGCATATCTAGAATCTACAAGTTTTTTTGATATTGATAATTATTTAAATTATGAAAAATGGAAATATTATTATGACTTGGGATTTACAACAATAATATCTAATACATTAGATCTTACTCAAGAACTTAGAGATCTTAACAAAAAACTTACAGCAACCACTGGTTTAAAAATGTGGTGTAATATGTATTTTTCAAACGTGGGCCAAACACCAAGTTTTCCTTATCATAAACATTCTTATGATGTTATAGTAAGACAAATTTATGGAACTGCAGAATGGAAAGTAAATGATAAATATTTTACCTTAAAACCTAATGACACTTGCATAATTCCAAAAAATGTATTACACCAAGTGTTGACAAAGAATGATAAAAAACTATCTTTAACAATAAATATACAATGACAAATGATATACCAAAAATACCAGCTGAAGCTAAAGAGATAATAAAAAATAAAAGAACTGGCAAAGTTTATGCTACTAAAGCTGACTTTGATTCTGATGTAAACGATCCAAACACAGACACAGTAGCAGAAGATTTTAGACAGGATTTAGAAATAAAAGTCACTAAAGTATCTCTAGAAGCAGCAACAAAAAAATAATGAAATATATTTTTCATAAAGAAAAATTAGAAATAAAATTATCTTGGAGAGAAAGGTTAAGATATCTTTTTACTGGTAAAATTTTATTTGATAGAAAAAGTGCATACTTACATTCAACTGCGTTATTAAAATTAATCACTGAAAGTTTAAAAAAATATGGGGATGGCCACGAACACGGTGAAATAAAATAATGAATCCAAGAGGGGCAACAGAGTTACAAATGGAAATGTTGTATAAACATGTTCCAAAAGAATTATTAGATCAAGTACAAATTTGCACATCAATACCTGGTAAAGTTCCTCTAGACCCCAACAAAGTAAATTTACTTTGGCAAAAAAATTCTTGGGATCAACCTAACTTACAAGCATTTTTTGGAAATAAATCAAGGCATAAAGAATATGATTGGTATGTTTTTAATAGCCATTGGAATTATGAAAAATTTAGATATTATTTTGATATCCCAACAGAGCGATCTGTAGTAATTAAAAATGGCATAGAGTCTTTTCCTATAAGAAAAATATATAAAAAAGGTGATCCTATAAAATTAGTGCATCATTGTACTCCATGGAGAGGTCTCAATATATTATTACGTGCGATGCAAGAAATAAAAAATCCTAATATTACATTAGATGTATATAGTTCAACTCAAGTGTATGGAGATAACTTTAAACAATCACACGATGAACAATTTAAACCACTATACGAACAGGCAGAAAAACTACCAAACGTAAATTATATTGGATATAAACCTCATGAATTTATTACAGAGATGATGCCCAACTATGATATGTTTGTGTATCCTAGTATTTTCGAAGAAACTTCATGTGCTTCAGCTTTAGAAGCATTAGCATCAGGAGTTCATGTAATAACAAATAATTTTGGTGCATTATATGAAACTTGTGCTGAGTGGCCTGTTTATGTAAATTATTCTACTAATTATGAAACAATGGCACGAGATACAGCAAGTGCAATAGAAGTGGCTGCAAGTTATTTACATGAAGAATTTATTCAAGAACATCTTGCAGAACAACAAAAATTTTACAAAAGATTTTATAGTTGGGAAAAAAAGGGTATGGAATGGTCTAGTTTTTTGAAAGGAGCCATTAATGAAAGAAACAATAAATAAAGATACCTACCAAACTTTAAAAGAATTGAAAGTAAGTCCACAACCTTATGAAAAAAATATTACTCCTTTATGGAAATCTACAAAAGAAGTAGAACCAAACCATAGTAATCAGCCATCTTTATTTGTAGCCACACCAGTACATAGTGAAGTTTCAATCCATTATGCACAAGCCTTACTAGAACTACAACAATTATGTTTTAAAAATAAAATAAAAATTACATTTTCTTTAGTTAAATCTTCTTTAGTTACACAAGGTAGAAATTTATGTGTAGCTGGTTTTTTAGAATCAAATTTTAGTCATTTATTATTTTTAGATTCAGATATTTATGTAAAGTCAGAATCAATTATTGAAATGATAAAAAGAGATAAAGAAGTTATATCTATACCTTACCCTCTTAAAACAATGATGTGGGATAAACTGTTTAAAAAAATACAGTCTGGTAATGTAAAAGAGCCTGGAGACTTAATTAAATGGTTAAACACTTATCCTATGAAGGTAGATAATGCAGCAGATATTCGTCTTGAAGATGGTGTTATGGAAGTTACACATAGTCCAACAGGATGTATGTTAATAAAAAGATGTGTGTTTGATAAAATGATTAAGGCCTACCCAGATAAAAACATAGTTCAAAAAACAGTTGTTAACGGAGAGTACATTGATAAACCTAATTTATGGAATTTTTTTGATACCTTACATGACCCAAAATCAAAGACCTATATGGGTGAAGATTTTGCTTTTTGCGTGCGTTGGAAAGATATAGGGGGTAAATGCTATGCCTATGTCAACGATTCTATTATACATGTAGGAGAACACCAGTATGAAGGGTGTTTTGCAGATGAGTTGAAACCGAGGTAGTAAAATGGTATTATTTATATTTAAGATCTTATAAGGAGAATTTATTTAATGCTACAGTTTTTACCCTATGCACTTGCAGCTCTCGGTGGCGTAAGAGGATATCAAGGAGCTAGATCTTCAGGAGCTTCCGGAATAGGTAGAATACTCGGAGGTGCACTTGGTGCTTTTACTGGTTATAATTTAGGACAAACAGGAGGTTTTGCAGCAAACGCAGGATTTCAATCACCGTTTGCACAATCAGGACCAGCTAGCATTCTTTCAAGAACAATGTCAGCAGTACCTGGAGGTGGAGATCCAAATATGTTTGCTAGTGTTAATCAAAAAAAAGGCATAGGCAGTATATTAGATATTTTAAGAAAAGGTGGAGAGTCTGGAGCAGATTTTTCTCCAGGAAGAGTTTCAGCTGCATTAGCTGCAGGAACTTATTTAGGTGGTGCTTTTGATAACGAACCAACAGATATTTTTATGCCAGGTTATAATATGAATTATTTAAATTTAAGAGATAAAAGACCTGGATATACTTATATTGATCCAACTACTGGACAAGAAAAAACATATGAAAAAATGTATGCACCTGAAGAAGCAGGTATAGGAGACAGAAGAATGGGTCCATACTCTATGAATGTACAAAGACTTCGAACAGGAGGAATAGCAGAAATTAAAAAATTTAATGAAGGTGGTATTAATTATTTACCTTCTAAAGTTTCACATGATGAAAATGATGCAACTAATTATGTTAGAGCATCAGGATATGTTGAAGATGGAGCAGGCGTAGGAGATAAAGACGAGGATACAATGTTAGCTCAATTAGCAGACGGAGAGTTTGTAACAAGAGCAGATGGAGTATTAGGTGCTGGTATCATAGCTGGAGGAAATCCAAACAGTATGAAAGATATGAGAGAAAAAGGTGCCCAATACTTTTATGAACAACAAAAAAGATACAAAAGAGTATTTGATTTATTAAAGGATAAAAATGGCATCAGCAAAGAAAAAACAAATTAAACCACTAGTTAGTATTTTACCATTAGAACCTAAAGACATAGAAAGGTTTTGGCCACTAGCAGAATTTATGATAGCTGAATCTTTAGCTTTTTCTGGTAAGTATGCAGATTCTGCTTGGGTAATGGATGAGTTAAAGAAAGATACTATGCAATCTTGGATTATGTTTGGATCTGATGAGTTTGAAGAGAATAAAGTTTTTGGTATTTGTGTTGGAAGAATTGGAGTTATGCCTAACTACAACCAATATGAGATTGTAATATGCACTGGTAAGAGAAGAGAACTGTGGGAGGATAATTTAATTAAAGCAGTAACTGATTTTGCTACAGCAAATAAATGTAAAAGAATGAGCATCATGGCAAGACCAGGATGGGAACGTGTTTCTAAAAAATGGGGATGGAAAAAGAAACATGTGCAACTAGAAAGATGGATATAATATGAGTTTTTTTGGCGGAGGAAGATCTTCACAACCTACAACACCAAGCACACAAACACAATTTGTGAGAGAGGCACCAGGTATAGAAGAAAGAAAAATAGAGTTGATGGACATTGCAAGACAAGTTGCACAACAACCTATTAATTTACCAGATTATAAAGTAGCGGGGTTAGGTGCTTTAGAACAACAGGGAATTACAGCAGCTGGTACAACTGGTGTAGGTGCTCCAACTGTTCAAGCAGGTATCAATCAAGTTACAGGTGCTGCAGCACCAATAGGAGCAACTCAAATAGCACAATATTTAAATCCTTATCAATCTTATGTAACTGATGAAATAGCAAGACAATCTGGTATTATGCAAAATCAATTAGCTGCACAAGCTGTAAGGTCCGGAGCTTTTGGTGGTGCAAGAGAAGGTGTTCAACAGGCAGAATTACAAAATAGAACTTTAGAAGCAATGGGTAGAGCACAACAACAAGGATTTGGAACTGCTTTATCTGCAGCGCAACAACAACAAAGAACAGGTTTGGCTGCTGGACAACAATTAGGTCAATTAGGTATGGGTCAACAACAAATGGCTCAAGGAGATATTAACCAATTAATGCAATCTGGTGGAGTTCAAAGACAACTTGCACAATTGGCATTAGATGCACAAAGACAATCTACATTACAACAACAATATGAACCTTATCAAAGAGCTGAATTTTTAGCTAACTTATAT